GGCGGCGGCGATCAAACTCGTACGTCGTATTGCGGTTCAGGCATGATGGCAGCGGAGTTTTATATCGCTGACGCATCTGTTGCCACCCCTACTAAAGTAGCTGTTGATTCAACACTACTTACCACTTATCTAATTCTCCCAGCAGGTGCTGTTGTTACCGGCGTAGTTATTAACGACGCAGGCGGCGGTTCTGTTGACTTGAACACCCTTGGCGTAGTTTCTGGTACAGCTACTGCGGCATCTATTGCTAATAACTTGACCGTATCGTCTACTGGTGTAATTACTAGCGGCCTGACACTGACAGCTATTAGCGAATTAAGCTACGTAACTGTAACGATTGATACTTCTGGTTCGGGCACCGTTGGTGGCTATATCACTTACTTCGTCGTCGATCCGCTGTACGGTCAACAGAACGTCTAATAAGGAGGCATCACCATGATGCAAACAGACGTTAAGGCAGGGCACAGAGACTCTAGCGGTGTTGTTTATGTTGGTCGTACTCGTGTTAAGGGTTATCAAGTTGCTTCGGGCGGCACTGCCGGAGAGATACAATTTTGGGATAACGCTACAACTAATTCTGGTACAGAAGCAATAACAATAAACATCACTACAAACACCGCTGTTATTTCTACATTAATACCCGGCGAAGGTGTTTTGTTTCAAGACGGCGTTTATGTAGTTTTGCCAGCTGGTGCAGCGGTCACGGTGTTTTATGGCTAAGTCCCCAGCATGGACAAGGAAAGAGGGCAAAAATCCCAAGGGTGGTCTAAACGCCAAAGGGCGAGCCTCTTACAACGCTGCGAACCCGGGGAAACCGGGCTTGAAAGCCCCGCAACCAGAGGGAGGTTCCCGCAAGGACTCCTTCTGTGCGCGAATGACCGGTATGAAGAAAAAGCTGACCAGCAAGAAGACAGCAAGTGATCCGGACAGCCGTATAAACAAAAGTTTGAGGGCGTGGAAATGCTAGATTTAAGTACGGTTTGGTTGTCAGTTTTGTCTCTTTTACTGACCGTATTAAGCTTTTTTGTTAAAGAAAAGTTTTCTGAATTGTCTCGTATTACGATCTTATTGAATCGTACGCGTGAGGAGATTGCTCGTGATAACGTCACTAATGCAGAAGTTGAAAGAATTACAGACCACATTGACCAACGCTTTAACAAGCTGGAAGCAAAAATTGACCAGCTTATTGCGCAAAGAGGGTAAGTGATGGCTAAGAAAACCCCAGTTGAAAGAGCATCAGTTTTAACGCCAGAACAACGTGCAGAAATGAGAAAGATGCGCGACGACATGGCAAAAGAAACAGTTGCACCTCCACGAGGTACGACTAAAAAACTAACTGATATTTTTACAGAAGGTACGACACCACCTGTTGATGACGATATGGGGTCAGCGCAGCCGGGGCAACCGGGACAACCTGTAAAGAAAGCTAAAGGCGGTACTGCTTCTTCTCGTGCAGATGGTTGCGCTATCAGGGGTAAAACGCGTGCCTAGTGTTAGCAAAAAACAGCATAACTTGATGGCAATGGTCGCTAATGACCCTGCTGCTGCCAAGCGTGTTGGTATCCCCAAGTCTGTTGGGGAAGAATATATGCAAGCAGACAAAGGTAAAAAGGTTAAGGGCGCAGAGAGATCGCGTCCTGATTTACAGAAGGTAAATAAGCCCACTACACGTCAAGGCCAAGGTGAGCTTTTTGCAAATGGTGGAGCAGTAAGAAATTTTAAATCTAAGGGGAATACCATGCCACTCACGCTAAAGAAAAAAACGCAATCAGACGAACTTGATGAGAAGAAGAAAGAAGCAATTTCGGATTCTATGGGTATGAAAAAAGGTGGTATGGCAACTAAAAAATACGCTAAAGGCGGTTTTATAGCTCCATCCAAAATGGGCGGTGTTAAGACTGCTGCTCCTAGCCGTGACGGTATTGCATCTAAAGGCAAAACCAAAGGCACTATAGTTAAGATGGCTGGCGCAAAGAACTACAAGCGCGGCGGCGCGTGCTAATAGGAGGCTAATATGCCACGTATACCAAGTGCAGGGCGCGATGTTCCTGACGCTGATTTTGATTTTCTTAAAAAAGTTTATAAAAAATCTGGAGCAGATGTTGGCCCCCGTGCGCCCATGTCTGAAGAAATGAAGAGTCGTATTAACGCCGAGATGGACAAAATGGGTATTGGTGGTAAAAAAACTTCCGGCGGTGGTAGTGGTGGATCAGGAGTGGCTGACACCCGTGAAATGCAACTAGGTGCTGAGCTTGATCCAAAAGCTATGATGCAACGCGAGGATAAAAAAGCCAAAGGCGGTACTATTAAAGCATCCAAAATGGGTGCAGTTAAGCAGGGTAAACCGTCTATGGGTTCTGCTTCTAAGCGCGGTGATGGCATTGCTCAACGTGGCAAAACAAAAGGTAGGATGGTCTGATGAGAGCGTCTCGGGGTATGGGTGACATCAACCCATCTAAGATGCCCGGCCCTAAGCGTAAAGCGCGTAGGGATGATACTGATTTTACTCAGTATGCAAAGGGTGGTCAGGTGTGGGATACGCCCAACCCCAAGAAGAAATCTACTCCATTAAGCCCTGCTAAAAAGGCTAAAGCTAAAGCATCAGCTAAAGCCGCTGGTAGACCGTATCCAAACTTGATCGACAACATGCGAATGGCGAGGAAGTGATGGCAAATACTTCTGGTCTTACTAGTTTTAACTTAGACCTCTCCGAGTTAGTTGAGGAGGCGTTTGAACGCGCCGGTAGTCAGTTACGTACGGGTTATGATTTAAAGACCGCACGTCGCAGTTTGAATATTATGTTTGCTGAATGGGCGAACCGTGGTATCAACATGTGGACTATTGAACAGGGTTTGATTAATCTTGTACAAGGGCAAAATACCTATGCACTTCCTGACGATACTATTGATTTGCTTGAGCATGTTATTCGTACTAACGCCAACCAACAAGCGACCCAAGCAGACCTTACGATCACCCGAATAAGCGTATCTACTTACGCTACACTGCCTAATAAACTGCAACAAGCGCGTCCAATCCAAGTGTGGATTCAACGGTTAAACGGTATGACTTCACCGGTTGGAGCTACGTTAGTTAGTGCAATCACTGCTACATCTACAACGATTACGCTTAGTAATGTTACGAATTTTCCTGCTGCAGGGTTTATTAAGATTGGTAACGAGCTAATCAACTACGGATACATTACCGGCAGCACATTAAATAATTGCTTCCGTGGGCAACAGAACACTACTGCAGCTTCACACGCATCAGGTGATACAGCTTATTGGGCGCAGCTTCCATGCGTAAGTGTCTGGCCTACTCCAGATGGATCGCAACCTTATCAGTTTGTGTACTGGCGTTTGCGTAGAACGCAAGACGCTGGTGGCGGCGTTAACGTAATGGACGTACCATTTCGTTTTATTCCTTGTATGGTCGCTGGGTTATCGTATTACATAGCAGGTAAGGTTCCTGAAGGTATGGAACGTATTGGATTGTTGAAAGAGCAGTATGACCAAGCATGGCAGTTGGCGGCGGACGAGGATCGTGAAAAAGCCTCAATACGTTTTGTGCCAAGGCAGCAGTTTATTGGGAGCACTGTGTAATGTCTAACCGGTTTGCATCCGGTAAAAATGCGATTGCCGAATGTGATCGCTGCGGGATGCGGTATAAGTTAAAGATACTTAAACGCGAAGTTGTTAAGACAAAGAACTACGAATTGTTAGTATGCCCAACGTGTTGGGATCCAGATCATCCACAGTTGCAGCTAGGTATGTATCCGGTAGATGATCCGCAGGGTATAAGAAATCCTCGCCCAGATCGTAGCTATACGCAGTCTGGTTTGACAGGACTGCAGTTGGTAAACGGTAGCGCTCCTACTATAGATGCGCAGGGTTATCCGGGTGAGGGTAGTCGAGTTATTCAGTGGGGTTGGGCACCGGTTGGTGGTGCAAGTTCAGACGATGATGGGTTAACACCAAACTACCTGACATCTACGGGTGTAGTAGAAAACGTGACTATCACGATTACTTAGGAGTAGGACATGGACAAAGACGATAAAAAGCAAGACGTAGCTATGATTAAGAAAGCTATGAAACAGCACGACGCTCAAGAACACAAAGGCGGCAAAGGTACAAAGCTATCTTTGAGAAAAGGCGGTGTGACTAGTGAGTCAATGAAGTCTATGGGTCGTAACTTGGCTCGCGCTGCTAACCAGAAGTCAGGCTAAGGAGTACGGTATGGCTAAATTTTCAGAAAAAGTTAAGGGTAAAGAAATAGGTCAAGCTGATGTATACGCTAAACCCCACACTATGAGTGGTAAAAGTGTGGAAACTAAAGTGCCTAATAAAACTGGCGCTGCAGCTATGAACGAATCGAATCCTTCAGTTGGTGGTATTAGCAAAGGCAACTACAAGCCCGAGAAAACTGACGGTATCAAGATTCGCGGTACAGGTGCAGCTACTAAAGGTGTGATGGCTCGTGGCCCGATGGCTTAAGTTTACAATGGGTTAGGGATAAGTTTACAATGAACTACGCAGAACTTTGGCAAACGATTCAGGATTACACTCAGAACTACGAGACTGATTTCGTAGCGAATATCCCTGTCTTTGTCACTCAAGCAGAAGAACGTGTGTACAACACTGTTCAGCTTCCGCCATTGCGTAAAAACGTCACTGGCACTTCTCAACCTAACAGCCCCTATCTCACCTGCCCCACCGACTTTTTGTCGGTGTTTTCAATGGCGGTTATTGATGCGACGGGCACCTATGAATTCCTGCTTAACAAGGACGTTAACTTTTTAAGGGCGGCGTACCCCAGCCCAACAGATACAGGCACCCCCAAGTACTACGCTTTATTTGGCCCAGAGGTGCTAAATCGGGGCACCACTAACGAGCTAAGTTTTATAATGGCTCCTACACCGGATGCGCGGTACAGCATTGAACTGCACTATTACTACTACCCTGTATCTATTGTTCAGGGCATTATTCGACTTTTGGGCACTATTGCTGGCGGCTCAGGATATACCAATGGAAGTTACTACCGTGTGCCATTAACAGGTGGTACAGGTTCTGGCGCGTCCGCTGACATTATTGTATCGGGTGGTTCAATCACAGCGGTTACTTTACGTAGCGGCGGCTCGTTCTATACCGTTGCAGACTCGTTGACTGCTAGTACAACAATTCTTGGTGCGGGTTCGGGCTTCTCCGTTCCTGTTCAAACACTAATTAATGCAGATGGTTCTTCATGGCTAGGCGATAATTATTCGCCAGCGTTGTTGTACGGCTCGTTGGTAGAGGCCTACATCTTTATGAAGGGCGAGCAAGATATGATGACGTACTACGAGACAAAGTTTAAAGAAGCTCTTGGTCAGCTTAATCGTCTGGGAACTGGTCTTGAACGTGGTGACGCGTACCGCGATGGTCAGGCAAGAATTAAGGTTACTCAGTAATGGCTATCCAACAAGGAATAACAACAAGTTTCAAGCAGGAAATGCTGCAGGCTGGGCAAAACTTGGCAACAGATACGTTGTACATAGCGTTGTATACCGGTTCAGCTACGTTGGGGCCAGACACTACAGCATATACAACAGATAATGAAATAACCGGTACAGGCTATACCGCCGGAGGGCAGCAACTAACGGGTGTAACTATTAGTACTAGTACTGATGGTACGGTGTATGTAGACTTTAATAATGCTGTGTGGACAAGCGCGTCTTTTACTACACGTGGAGCATTAATATACAACGTAACACGAAGTAACAAGTCTGTTGCGGTGTTAGATTTTGGAGCGGACAAAACGTGTAGTAATCAGACGTTTACCGTTACGATGCCTGTAAACGTAGCAACAACCGCACTAATTCGTTTTCCATAGGAGATTACATGCTAGTTAGTACAACAAAAGGCGAAATGGATGACTCCCTTCTGGAGAAAAAAGAAGGTGTAGTTGACACAGAAAATGAAACTACCCGTTGGGTGGAATATTGGTTGGATGGTGAACTTGTTCACCGTTCTGTTGACATGGTGTTAAAGAAGTACGACGTATGCGGCCTGCCTGTTGCCGCATCTTTTTAAGTAGAGGACTAAAATGGCAAATACTCAATCAATGTGCACGTCGTTCATGGGTGAACTTATGACGGCAACGCACAACTTTGGCGTCGCTCCTACCCGTGTAGCCAGTACTGCGGATACATTTAAAGCGGCGTTATATTTAGCAACAGCTACCGTCAACGCTTCAACTACGGTTTATTCATCTACGGGTGAAGTCACTAGCGCAAACTATTCGGCTGGTGGTGTAACTGTTACTAATGCAACGGCTCCAATTGCAACGAATACATCGTCTACGGCTGGTACAGCTTATTGGACTCCATCAGCAAGTATCGTTTACGGTTCTGCTGGTAGCCCAGTGACGTTCTCGTCGTTTGATTGCGTGTTGATTTATAACAGCACCCAAAGTAATAAATCGGTGAGCGTTCACACGTTTACTGCTCAGACGGTTACGTCCGGTACCTTTACTTTGACGATGCCTTCTAATACGACTTCGACTGCTCTGTTGCGCTTGGCTACTACCTAATAGACCATGTACGGCTTTAACCCCTATTCAGCCGCTCCGTATAGCGCATTAAGCGGCGGCGTTGTAATTGAACTGACAGGGGTTTCTGCCAGTGGTCTAGTAGGTAATGAAATACCAAACTTTGTAGCAGAGTTATCTGGGGTAAGTGCTACTGGTACGGTTGCAAATGTTATAGCGGTGCTTGGTGTATCTCTTACAGGGGTTTCGGCTTCTGGAAGTGCGGGTACAGTAGTAGCGTTCCCAGAAAGCTCCGCATCGCTGTTCCATAATGAAGCGTTTGGTTACGCCGGTATAGTTGAAGGCGTAAGCGGCCCGAACTTACCTGCTACTGGAGTTCTTGCAACCGGTACGGTTGGTACGGTCACGACGTTAGCTGGCAGCGTTGTTCAACTTGTAGGAGTTGCTGCTTCTGGTAATGCGGGTACTGTAACAACATCAACCACGCTAGGTATTACTGGAGTTAACGCAGTAGGCAGTGTTGGTAGTGTTACAGGCACTAATGATTATTTCCAAACACTAACAGGCGTAGAAGCTGGCGGGTTTAGAGGTACGGTATTACCTGCTATTGCATCTGCGTTAAACGGCAATCAAGCTAATGGTAGCGTTGGTATAGTTATTTCTTATACCGAAGGCGCAGGGGTTGTAGCTTACGGCAGTTTTGGAACAGTTACACCGTCGTCAACAAATGCTAATTCTGTAAACGGTGTAGTTGCTACAGGAAGTGTTGGAACCGTAACGCCGCTAGGCGGGGAGATAAAAGACCTCACAGGAGTAACAGCTGCTGGTACAGTTGGAACTATCGCTCCGGGTTTTGCAGTTGCACTTACGGGGAACCAAGCGGCGGCGGCAGTAGCCAGCGTTAACAAGGTAATTTCTATAGCATTGGCAGGAGCAGCGGCTCGGGGGGCTGTAGGTGATATGTACAACGTGGATTGGACACCTATTAATACTTCTGAGCAAGGCGATTGGGTGTTAATTAATACGAGTTAAAGGTGCCACTATGGCGTTAGTTCAAGCAGATCGTGTAAAAGAAACAGCGTCAGCCCCCGGAACCGGAGCGGTTACGTTGTTAGGGGCGGCTATAGGATTCCAAGCATTTAGCGCGGTATTAGCTATTAGCGATACGTGCTTTTACACCATAACCACTCAAGGCGGGGCTGATTGGGAAGTTGGTATCGGCACATACTCAGGTGTAAACACCCTGACAAGAACATCCGTTTTATCTTCCAGTAACTCTGGAAGCACAGTTAATTTTAGTACTGGTACTCAGGACGTATTCATCACGTACCCTGCTGGAAAAGCAGTAACAAATCCGCAAGCAGAGTCCTATGCTTGGTTTTACAGTTAAGGGGCAAACATGCTTATCCTAGACTCAACATCGAAGTCCATTCAAGCGGTAATGAGTGGAACACCTACTACAACTAATCCGGGTTTTGTTACTTCGTATTCCGACAATACCGGTGCAACATTTACTGAAGGCTCCTCTGATGGCGCTCTAAACGGCGCATCTACGGTAACGCTAGTAGCAGCCCCTGCGGCTTCTACCCGCCGTATTATCAAGACCATCAACATAGAGAACTGCGACACCGCTGCGGTAACTATTACGATCTACTACAACAATGCTAGTACGCTTCGTATTTTAGCTAAAGTCACTTTGCAAGTTGGTGATACGTGGACAAGCGACGGTACGTTTGATACTAACGGCGCACTAAAATCAACGGTGGGCATAGTCAGCCTGTCTAATGTTACTGGGGTTCTGACTACAACTAATGGTGGTACAGGCCAGTCCGCATTTACAGCGGGTGATACAACTTATTACGCTTCAGGCACAGCACTTACTAAACTAGGGATTGGTACTAGCACTTTCTTGATGACTTCTACGGGCAGTGCTCCGCAGTGGTCTAACCCGACAGGCGTTACAGTTGGCACAGCAACTACGGCAACCAATGTTACAGGCGGCGCGACAGGCTCTTTGGTGTATCAGTCAGGTACAAGCGCAACTACAACGCTGGGTCTAGGTACAACGAACTATGTCTTAACTGCTGGCGCATCGGCTCCTCAGTATGTAGCGCAAAGTACATTGGCAGTGGGTTCGGCTACTACAGCGGGTTCAGCTACTACGGCGGGTTCGGCTACTACAGCAGGTACAGCAACTAATATTGCTGGCGGTGCAAACGGTTCGGTGCCTTATCAAACAGGCTCAGGTGCTACAACATTTTTAGCAGCGGGTACGAACGGTAATGTTTTGACTTTGACTGCGGGTGTTCCTACGTGGGCAGCGGCATCAGGCGGCATCACCACAGGTAAATCTATAGCTATGGCGATGATTTTTGGGTTTTAAATTTTTATTTTTGGATTCTAAGGAGCCACTATGGCAGCCCCAAATATTGTTAACGTCACTACCATTTATGGTAAGACAACGTATCTCACTCCATCCGGTACTACTGCTTTGGTTCTTTTACCTAACGCTGCTGCCTCTGGCAAGGTCTTAAAGATCAACCAGATTGTTGCTGCTAATGTGAACGGAACTAGCGCAGTGGATACTACGGTGTCTCTTTACTCAAACGGCGCAGTTGCCCAAGGGTCTGCACCTTCAGGCGGTACAGCGTATCCAATCGCAAGCACAGTATCTGTTCCGGCAGATGCTTCGTTAATCGTTACGGATAAAACCACAGCGATTTACCTAGAAGAAGGCACGAGTATTTCGGTGACATCTGGTACTGCTAGTGGGATCACCTACTCAATAAGCTACGAAGAAATATCGTCTTAATAAGGGGTTGCTATGGCAATTCATGGTTATCCCGGTCAGATAATAAGTGCTACTGCGCCTACGGCTCTGAGTTCGGCTATCTGGACGCTTACTAGCCTTCAACGGGGCTATATCACTGTTAGTGACGTATTTACTTTCACGACTAATTGGGTATGTCCTCAAGGTGTTACGCAAGTAGATTATTTAGTAGTCGCAGGTGGCGGTGCTGGAGGTGCAAGTGGTGGCGGAGGTGGTGGCGCAGGTGGATTTAGAGCAGGCACTGCATTAGCTGTTACTCCCGGAACTTCTTATACGATAACCGTAGGTGCTGGCGGTGCTATAAACACTACTAGCACGAATGGTGGTCTTGGAGGCAGCGGAGGAAACTCAGTATTTAGTTCTATAACTTCTGCCGGTGGCGGTGGCGGTGGTGGTAATTATTCAACAACAAGCAGTGGTGCTGCTGGTGGTTCAGGTGGTGGTGGTTCTGTATCTGCAAGTTCAAGCACAGGTGGTGCTGGTAATACTCCATCTACTACCCCGAGCCAAGGTAACAGCGGAGGAAATAATTACGCAGGCTCACCATACGGCGGCGGAGGTGGTGGCGGAGCAGGTGCAGCAGGTGGCAGCGCAAGTGCAGGTACTCCTCCGGGAGCAGGAGGAAATGGCCTTGCATCAGGTATTTCTGGAATTGGTGTTTATTACGCAGGTGGTGGCGGTGGTGGTGGTCATACTACATATCCCGGTGCTGCTGGTGGACTTGGCGGTGGTGGCGCAGGAGGACTTAATAGTGGTAATGCTACTGGCGCAACCGCAAATACTGGTGGTGGCGGTGGTGGTTCTGGTGGAAATGGTACTACCTCTGGCGGCGCTGGCGGCTCAGGCATAGTTATCCTTAGATATTCAGTACAAACGAATCCCGGAACAATTCTTCGTTTTACTTCTACAACGACATTTACAATGCCTAATGGCATTAGTAGTGTTGATTATTTAGTTGTGGCTGGTGGTGGCGGTGGAGGAATTTCTGGTGGAGGAGGCGGCGCTGGTGGATTTAGAACTGGTACGGCATTATCTGTAACTGCTGGTGCAGCATATACCATTACCGTTGGGGCAGGTGGTGCTGGCTCTACAGTTGATGTATCAACTGGCGCTAGTGGAGGAAATTCTATTTTTTCAACCATTACATCTAATGGCGGCGGTGGTGGTGGAAGTAATGGAACTGGAGCATTTACTGGCGTAGCTGGAGGTTGCGGTGGAGGCGCAGCAGTATCTGGTGGAAGTTTTCCCGGTGGCGCTGGTAACACTCCATCAACTACTCCAAGTCAAGGCAATAATGGTGGCGCAAATGGCGCTGCATCTCCTAATTTTGGAGGTGGAGGTGGAGGTGGTGCTGGAGCCGTAGGTTCGGCTGGAACAGGATCTGTTGGCGGCGCAGGTGGAAATGGATCTGCTAGCAGCATAACTGGAAGCAGCGTAACTTACGCTGGAGGTGGCGGTGGTGGTGTTTTAGCTGGCGCACCAAGTGCTGGTGCTGGAGGTACAGGAGGCGGTGGTGCTGGTGGATTAGGACAGGTTGTTGGAACTGTTGGAACCACAAATTTAGGTGGAGGTGGAGGCGGCGGTGGACAAATTGGTGGCGGCTCTGGTTTTGCCAATGGTGGTAACGGCGGCTCAGGTATTGTCATCCTCAAATTAAATGCGTAAGGTAAACGATGAGTAATTTTCCCGGTCGGATCATTACAAAGAATCCGGTAACAATATCAACCACGCAAGCGTCAGGTATCTGGACGCTAAACCAAGCTTTGCAAGCTATTAAAGGTGGCGTGTGGCCCGGTACTGGCACAACTGTTGTGCAGAGTTTTACTTCTACTAGTTTCTGGACTGCACCTACTGGTGTTACGCAGGTGGATTATCTGGTGGTGGCTGGTGGCGCAGGTGGTGGCGGTGCTGGGGCCGCAGGTGGCGGCGGTGCAGGTGGTTTTCTTACTGGCACAGCACTAACTGTCGTGCCGGGCACTACGTATGCTATTGCTGTTGGTGCCGGTGGCGCGGGTGGCGCTATTGCCGCTCCTAGTTATAACGGTCAAGGAACTAACGGAGGCATATCTCTTTTTAGCACTATTACTTCTGCTGGCGGTGGTGGTGGTGGAGGTTCTGATGGTAATTATGCTGGAAAAGATGGTGGCTCTGGTGGTGGCGGTGGTGGTGGCGGTGCTAGTGGCACTGGCGGGACAGGAAACACGCCAAGCACAAGTCCATCGCAAGGAAATAATGGCGGCGCTGGTACTGGCGCAGGCCCCGCTACTGGTCGTGGTGGAGGCGGTGGCGCAAGTGCTGTAGGAAGTAATGGCTCAGGTTCTGCCGGTGGCGTTGGCGGCGCTGGAACAGCATCTACTTTAAGTGGGCCTTCAGTAACATACGCAGGCGGTGGTGGGGGCGGGGCGTTTATTAACAATCCGGGTGGCGCTGGTGGCGCTGGTGGCGGTGGCGCTGGCGGAAAAGATGGTGTTGTTGGCACTGCTGGCACTGCTAATACAGGCGGTGGCGGCGGGGGTGGTGGCGGTGGTAGTGGTAACACTGCGGGTGGCGCTGGCGGCAGCGGCATAGTCATCATCAGATACGTAGCCCCTGCTGGTGGAGTAATTGCTTTCAGTGCTACTACTACTTTTACTATGCCTGTTGGTGTAACGTCTGTGGATTACTTGGTTGTGGCTGGTGGTGGCGGTTCGTCAGGAGGCGATTCAGAGCCTAGCGGTGGTGGAGGTGCTGGCGGTTTCCGTACAGGTACTGCATTAAGTGTAACCGCAGGAACTGCCTACACAATTACTGTTGGTGCTGGCGGTGCTGGAGCAACCGGGCCAAGTGCTTTAGCATCAAGTGGAAGTAGCTCTATATTTTCTACTATTACTTCTGCTGGTGGCGGTCGCGGGGGTACTGGAAACGCAGGAGCTGGTGCTTCTGGTGGTTCGGGAGGCGGTGGAAGTGGATGGAACTCTGGAGCTGGTGGAACAGGAAATACACCATCAACTACTCCGTCACAAGGAAGCAATGGAGGAGCTGGTACTACTGGCGGGACAGTTTCATCAGGTGGCGGTGGCGGTTCTGGTGGTGCTGGAATAACTGGGAATGTTGGTCGCACAGGTGGTGGCAATGGAGGAATTGCAACAGCTTCAACAATTTCAGGAAGTTCAGTAACCTACAGCGGAGGCGGCGGCGGTAGTTGTATTGGCGCTGGAGTTACTGGACTTGGCGGTGGCACATCTACAACTGCACAAAAAGGTGGTGGTGGAGATGGCTGTGCAACCACAGCGGGTTCATCAGGAACTAGCGGAACAGCTAATACTGGCGGTGGCGGCGGCGCAGCTAGTGGGGCAGGAACCGGAGGCTCAGGTGGTTCAGGTGTAGTTATTCTTAAATTTAACCGATAAAAATCTATGGACACAAAAATTTATCAACTCTACGGTATCGACACAGCTATGCACTTACTGCGCCCCGGCGCTAAGTGGGAGATCAGCAACACCATGTTTACACGATGGGAAGACCCACGTCCGTGTCCAACTATGGATGAAGTGATGGAAACAATGGAGAAGATAAAAGCGTTTGAGGACAGCATCAATACGATCTGGACTCAAGAGCAGATAAAACAATTGCGCGGTCAGCAAGAAATATACGATCAGGCGGTTGCATGAACATAAACAATCTATTTCCCACAGCTGTTGGTTTTTCTAAGTTAGACCGTGAGCTAACCGAAGAAGAATTAAAGTTCATCAAAGAACAAGTGCGTTACCCAAACGAAGGTAATACCACTAGCGAGAACCGAAAAATTTTGAAATCTGTTGAAATGACAGAGATTCGTGAGTTTATTGAAGACTCCATGTTGGAATACTTTAAGTCGGTATACGCGCCTAAACATGATGTAACGCCATACATTACGCAGTCGTGGGCTAACTTTACAGATAAGGGTCAGTACCACCACAAACATGCTCACCCAAACAGCATTATCTCTGGTGTGTTTTACCCGCAGGCAGACAGAGAATCAGACAGAATTTATTTTTACAACGAAGGCTATGAGCGCATCAAAATACCAACAGAAAACTGGAACCATTGGAATAGTGAAAGTTGGTGGTATGAAACAGGCGCTGGTGATTTAATTATCTTCCCGTCCAACTTGACGCACATGGTTCAGACTAAGCAAGGCGATGGAACGCGTATTAGTATTTCGTTTAATACCTTTGTAAAAGGGTACATTGGCTCGGACGAGAGTCTGACTGGTTTACATTTAGGAGAAGAGTAATGGCACATTTTGCCCAACTTGATTCAAACAACGTAGTTATCCAAGTCATCGTAGTCGATAACAAAGACACGGCTGACGCTTACGGTACTGAGAAAGAACATATCGGTGCTGCGTTCTGTGAGCGCGTACTTGGTGGCACATGGAAACAAACCAGCTACAACGGCACTAAGCGTAAGAACTACGCTGGTATTGGTTACAAGTATCACGCAGATATAGATGCGTTTGCTGCTCCACAACCATACCCAAGTTGGACGCTAGATGCTGATGCTAAGTGGCAACCCCCAGTAGCAATGCCTACAGATGGCACAATGGAAAACCCTTACACATGGGATGAGGCTACTACATCTTGGATCCGCTCACCCTCCTAGCCGCAGCAAAAACCGCAGCCGCTGCAATAAGAAAAGGCTGCGAGATGTATCAAGAGTACAAAGCACAAGGGATGGAGCTAGTAGATGCGTATGGGCAAGCCAAGGATGTTGTCGCAGATTTAAGCGGACACCTTGGCAATTTCTTTAAAGCGCATGAGCAGTTAGAGAAGCACGTACACGAAGAAGAGTTAAAGATTAAGAAGTCGCGTGACCCTGAGCTGTCTGTGAACCAAGAAGCGTTTAATAGGGTCATGGCAGTAAAAGAAATGAATAGGTTGGAAACTGAGTTACGCGAAACGCTCGTGTACCAAGCGCCAAAGGAACTCGGCGCGATCTGGACAGAATTTGAAGCAATGCGCGATAGGGTGAAAGCGGAAAGAGCGGAGGTTCAGCGTCAAGAGTTGGTAAAGCAAAAGGCGGCTCAATGGCGACGGGCAAATATAAAAAGAAAAATCGCGGAGCAGATGACGCTAATACTCGCGGTCGCATTCATAATATTGTGGTTCCTATGGGTAATGATTCTGATAAGGACGAGTCACACGTTTCGTGGGCAATTTTCTTCGCCGTCATCGTGGTGTGTCTTGTGCTAGTTGTCTGCATTCCTGCGTTGGCAATTATGTACGGCGATATGGCTAATGCTACTAGTAAAGCAATGGAAGAAACACGAAAGATGCGTGAGTTACGCGCCAAGATAATGATGGAAATGCAGGGGGAACAATGACAATGCAAGATATTTTAAAAGCCGTGTTGCCTATTCTTGTTGCTGCTATTGGTTGGCTGCTTGGTGAGGTTGGTTCTTTTAACACACGCTTGACTAAGATTGA